CTTTCAGATGACCCTCAAGCGGTTGAGATGAAAGAGAATTTGCGTAAATCGGTCATTACTATGGGGTTTCCCCCTGGAACCGATTTGAATATGCTTTTCAATAGCATGAAAGAAACCATTGATTCGCTCAAAAATCAGATTGACAGTTGAGCGCATTTTTGCTATACTACCTAAGTAAATCCAACCCATCCAACCCATCCGAGGTATCTAATGTCTTTCGCAGACCTTAAAAAGCAATCCAAACTTGGTTCTTTGACCGCTAAACTGGTTAAAGAAGTTGAAAAAATGAATAATACTGGCGGTTCAGGAGATGACCGTCTCTGGAAACTTGAATGTGATAAAGGCGGCAATGGTTATGCCGTTATTCGTTTCCTACCTGCTCCCAACGGCGAAGATCTTCCATTCGTGAAACTATACTCCCATGCCTTCCAAGGTCCTGGTGGTTGGTTTATCGAGAACTCACTCACCACTCTCGGTCAGAAAGATCCTGTTTCTGAATATAATTCTTTGTTGTGGAACAACGGCACTGATGCTGGCAAAGATGCTGCACGTAAGCAAAAGCGTAAACTGACCTACGTTGCAAACATCTATGTTGTAAAAGATCCTGCTAATCCTTCTAATGAAGGTAGAGCAATGCTTTACAAGTTCGGTAAGAAGATCTTTGATAAGATCACTGCAGCAATGCAACCCGAGTTTGAGGACGAGGAAGCAATTGATCCATTTGACTTCTGGCAGGGTGCTAACTTCAAACTGAAGGCAAAGAACGTTGCTGGTTACCGCAACTATGATTCATCCGAATTTGCTGCACAGAGTGCCTTGTTGGATGATGATGATGCCATGGAAGCAATCTGGAAGAAGCAGTATTCTCTGGAAGAGTTTGTTGCTGCTGATCAGTTCAAGACCTATGATGAACTGAAGAAGCGTCTCGATTATGTTCTTGGTAACAAAGGCACTCCTCGTTTCCAAGATCAGGAAACTGTTGAGGCAGAGGAAGATTTCCGTGCTTCTAACCGTGGTCCTGCACCTCAGGTAACTTCTACACCTGGTGACTTCAATGCTGAAGATATTTTGAGTTCTAGTTCCTCATCTTCTCTCGATGAAGATGATGATGCACTCTCATATTTCCAGAAACTTGCTGAAGAGTAAAATTTGATTGTAGAATAACAGTGTAATCAAATTCTATACCGCAGATTTACTTCTGCGGTTTTTTTATGTCTTATGGTGATTTAACTCTAATATTTTCTGATCTCTTAGTCTTGGAATTAATATACTGACTAGAAGATTTTTTATACCCCATAATTCTTCTATGATCTATTAAGAATGATTGTAGATAACTTGGACGTAGTACAAAAATTCCTCTTTTCTCATTGTTCAAATCTGTTTCATAATCAAAATTTGTAATCGATTTTGTTATATTTGTTTTAGTAACCGCAGAATCTAATCCACTATCCCAATATTGCACATAAGATGATGTTACTGCGGTATCAATTTTTGGTTTTGGTGATTTAAAGTTATAATCAACAATTTGTCCCTTGGGAAGAATTGTTCTTCCTTTACTATCTTTTACTTCTATAGTTTCATAATATCTAGTATGCGTGAGAGTATCACCGTAAGTATCTTTTGCATACTCATATAAATCATTTGTGCTCAATGGCCATTGATTTCTTACATTAACAATATTTGCACTAATCAAAACAACCCAATCAAGATCTGATGATCCATATAAATCGTTTGCAACTTGATCTGGTCTTGCATTACCTTTGATATAATATTTTTCAAAATTAGTTATTGAATTATAAAAATCTTCTCTAAGTTTTACTCTTTTAAATAAATTTTTTGCCTCAATATATTCTGATGCTGAGTTGCGGTCAGAAAGAGGTGAAAGATATTCAAAATTCGGTAGTTCTCTGAAATATCCCATTTTATAATCCTACTCCTTGAACATTGTCGTTTTGGGTGTCACCAGTAACACCATAAATTAGATCGGTATCTTGGAAGTTTCCACCTGTTTTACCATTAAAAGATGCTTTTCCACCCTTCCACGTCATAGTATCCGCATCATATTCTCCATAATCTCCTTGATAGATTGGAAATAATTCTTTGAATGTTAGAGTCATAATCATAGAAATTGGTGTTCCATCTGCATATGTTGCATAAACATTTTCACCAGTATAATTTACACTCATGTCACTAAGGGCACATGGTTGAAATAAGTTTAAGAATGGATGAGGTCTATTTCCTTTTTTATATTGAAGTTCAAAAATATTTGGTGTTTCTAGAAATAACTCTTTATTTTTTGCTGCCATATTTCTTTTTAGAGTTCTAATAATAGACTTGATAGATGTGGCCTCATTTTCATCTCGTGGAGTCATTTTAAAAGAAAATCTAAAAGTTCTCAAAGTTACATTGTTAAACAGTAACTCCATATTTGGATTGAGGATTTTACCTCCACTTCTTGCAAGTAACTGATTTACACTCACATTAGCACCAAAAATATTAACTGCTTGTGCAGATAATGCTTTCATAATCAATTCCCGACTATCTGCAACCGCAGGTGATCTGAGAAAATCTGCACCTCCTTTCAATATTTGTTCACCCCCTTTCTGCATTGCTGCCGCTACTCCACCCTCTCCTGCCGAAGGAATTACTGCAGTCGCGTCATTGAAAGCTTTAAGTCCTGCTGCGGTAATATTATTCATCTCACCAGATTCATAAGAAACTGCATTAGAATCTTGAATATTGGATGGCATCGGTAAAGCAATTACACCGCCTTCAGTCAGCACCTTAGATTTAGATATATTTGATTTAGCAATATTTAAAGTAGAAAATGGATTTTTATTAGTTGTATCGGTTGCAACTAGTGTATTAGAACCACCATTTGCATTAGTATCATATCTAAAAATAGACAACTGTAAAAAATCAGTTGTTTCTGTTATTGCCTCATATGGATATCTTAATATAGCGGTAGGAATCCTATGTGCTTCTGACATCTAATATATCCAATTAGTCTATTATCAACTATTTAGACGGAATTTCCCAAAAGGTATCTCTCGTGCATCTGCAAGTTCGTTTGATGATATTTCATAAATCTGTCCAATAATTTCATTCCAAGTATATTGGCGCACTTTACCCCAATGATAGTTAATGCCTCTAAATCCCCACGAGAATATATCAGTAACTGCTACTAAAGGATTCTGATCATATCTGATGTTAGGAGTTTTGGGTTTATACACAAAAACATAGTATTTTCCAGACTCTGGTATCTTGCCCCCTTCTTCTAATACTGACATCAATTCAATCATTAAATCATCAGGATCTTCCATCCCAATAACGTTATCTATTACAGAACGAATACGATTTGATTTATCATCTGTTGGATTTGCCATTAGCGGATACCTAGTTCATCTTCGGTTAAAACTTTAAATTCCCACATTCTATCTTTACAAAACTCTTCTGCTGCTCTCCATTTTGCCATATTCTTTGCATACTCTGTAACTTCATAGATGTATGACTTTGTTTTTCTTTTTTGAATTTTTGGTTCTACAGTTTGTTTTTTTGGTTTTATTTCAATTAGATACTTCTTTATTACACCAGTGTTTTCTTTAACTTTAATATAAAAATCTGGAAAGTATCGATGCACTCTATTATCTAGTGGAGATCGATATGGAAGAGCAATTTCTTCAGATCCCCATTCAATAATATTTTCATTCAAATCACAATATACCATAAACTTTCTTTCCCAAAGGGAACGATAGATGATAGTTGAAATATTTCCCTTATATTTTTGAGGATATGATGGTTGGAATTTTCCCTTATATGACATCTAAATAACTAATAACAAAGGCTGTATTAATATTTAGAAATGCCTAATATACCAAATATACAAACCCTCACTTCTCAAAATGTTCAATCAACATTAGGGCAGGGTGGATTTGCGCGGAGTAATTTATATCAAGTTTATATTGAAAATGGATGGGGAACTGATACATCTGGAAAACAACCTTTTGTAGAGCACCTTAAGATTCCATCATTATCACCAATTTATGGTTTTAATTGGGATAATGATTTTAAAAAACTTTTATCATTTTCTTGTGCAAATGCAACTTTGCCATCATCAACATATGCTACTGGGGAAGTAAAAGATAATTTTCAAGGTATTGTTCAAGAGTTTGCTCATACTAGAATTAATACTGATATAGATTTTTCATTTTATGTTGATAGAGATTATAAAGTCCTAATGTTTTTTGAAGCATGGATGAATTTCGTTTCTGGTGGTAATAGTGCTGAATTGAGAGAACCAAGTTTATATAATGAACAAATTACTAGTAATTATTACCGTAGATTTCAGTATCCAAAATTTTATAAAAATGCCAGTGGAGTGTATATAACAAAATTTGAAAAAAATTATAATGTAGCAGGGTCAACTCAAATTACATATCAATTAATTGATGCGTTCCCTAAATCAGTATCTTCAATACCACTTCAATATGGAGATTCTGAAGTAAGTAAAATAACTGTTACCATGTATTATGATAGGTATAGAGTTTGGAGACAGAATATTACTCCTGTAGTATATACAGAACAACAACAAGCAGATTTACAACTTGGTCTTGCACAGGATGCTATAGTTCAAGCACAAAATAATCCTAATTATAATGGTATTGGTTCATTCATTTATGGTCCTGATGGTAAACCAACTGGTGTATCTGGATAACCATAATAAATAAAAATAACTGAATTGTATTGCAGATTATGCCTTTACCAAAAATTAGTACTCCAACATATGAATTGGAGATTCCTTCAACTGGGAAAAAAATTAGATATCGACCTTTTCTAGTAAAGGAAGAAAAGATCCTAGTAATGGCACTAGAATCAGAAGATATGAAGCAAATTACAAACGCTATCATTGATATTTTATCTGAATGTATTCTCTCTAAAGGTGTAAAAGTTGCTGATCTCGCCACATTTGATATTGAATACTTATTCTTAAATATCCGTGGAAAGTCTGTCGGTGAAACAATTGAAGTTAATGTGACATGTCCAGATGATGAAGAAACACAAGTTCAGACGGAAATTGACATTGATTTGATTAAAGTTTTAAAAAATAAAGACCATAATAATATTATTAAACTGGATGATTCACTCTCTATGAAGATGAAGTATCCATCTATAGATCAGTTTATTGAAAATAATTTTGAAGTTGAAAATAATCTAAATGGTGTGGACCAATCTCTCGATATGATTAGTTCTTGTATTGAAATGGTTTACAATCAAGATGAATGTTGGTCTTCTTCTGACTGCACTAAACAGGAAATGCATGATTTTGTAGATCAAATGAGCACAAAGCAGTTTAAAGAAATTGAGAATTTCTTTACATCAATGCCTAAACTTTCTCATGTTGTTAAAGTTAAAAATCCAAATACTAAGAAGACTAATGAGATAACACTTGAGGGATTAGCATCTTTTTTCAGTTAAGCATGTCGCATACTAGTCTTGAAGTATATTACAAGACAAATTTTGCCTTACTTCAATATCATAAATACTCATTAACAGAACTTGAAAATATGATTCCGTGGGAGCGGGAAGTATATGTGACATTACTTCAACAGCATATTGAAGAAGAAAACCTAAAAGCACAGCAGAATAAGTAAGTGGCAATACAATCTCAAATTTATAAAGCACCATCACTTCCAAAAATGGGGAAAAATTCTTCCCCATTGAATTCCTCTAGTCAAAAAATTGATTCTGTTGTTAAAGGACCAAAATTAAAAACATCCAAAATGTCCTTTGTTAAAGGACTTGGAATTTCAATTATCACAGCAGAATCTTTAAAGACTGTTGAAAAACCAGTTATATCAACGAATACTTTAAAAATTGTTGATAAAATAGTTTTAAAACCAGAAAAATCGAAAGGATCTGAACTTGCAGAAACTAATTCAATTCTTGTAGAAATTCAAAAACAACTTGCATTAGATTTTGCTGCAAGAATAGAAGAAAGAAAAGATAAACTTGCTACAGAAAAGAAAAAGATAAGAACAAAAAAATTAGGTGAAAAGGAAAAATTTGTAGAAAAGGGAAAAGGTTTATTAAAACCAATAGCAGAGTTTGGTAAAAAAGCACTGCAACCTATTAAAGGTATTTTTGATAAAATTTTAGATTTTCTCACACTAGTTGGAGTTGGTTTTGTCGTCAATAATTTGTGGGAATTTTTAAAAGATGAAAAAAATAGAGAAAAAATTGTAGAGATATTTGCGTTTTTAAAAACTTATTGGAAAGAAATACTAGTAACTCTTGTTGGTATTAAGTTAATACAATCCATCGTTGGTTTTATTGGATTTGGAACATTATTATATGCTATAGGAGCAAAACTTGTTGCAGTTGCTGCAAGGATACTTGGTAAAGGACCAAAACCACCAGCACCAGCACCACCAGCACCAGCACCACCAGCATCAGTACCAAAACCAAAACCACCAAAATCTATTCCTCGTCCTATAAAACCGGTATTACCGGGAAGTGATGGATCAATTATTAATCCTACTACTGGGAAACCTTTTCAATCTCAATTAGCAGGGACTACTTCTGGTAGGGGACCATCTATACCAAAACCAGGACAAGGTATCACACCTAAGGTTAATCCCAATCCTGGAATCAATCCTGGAATAATGAAAAATCTTTTAAATCCTGCAAACTTAAAAAGTCTTGCTGTCGGTTTGGCAGGGATGGGTATTGGAGTTGTTGCTGATCTTTCTGGACAGTTTGCAATAGACTATACGTTTGATAGAATTGAAGAATCCCAAGACAAAGGATTTGCAGAATATTGGGCAAATGCTTCACAAGAAAAAAAAGAAGAAAAATCTGGGAGATTAATTGCAGAAATCAAAAAAGAATTAGATTTTCAACAATCACCTTTACATTTAACAGATAAAATTTTAAAGGGTGGTGGTAGGACATTATCTGAATTCAAAGTTACAAAGAATTTACAGCGCCTTAAGGTACTTGGATATAGTAATCTGGCAGATGGAATTGATCTACCAGATTATGCTAAAGAAGTCCGAGGTTATTCTAAAGGCGGTTCAGTTTTTAAACGTGTTAAAGGAACCGTAAGTGGAACTGGATCTGGAAATAAAGATACGGTAAAAGCACTTCTTGCACCAGGTGAAGAAGTTATTCGTACATCATCATCAAATCTTTTCCGACCACTTTTGAAAGATATTAATGATAATGCAGGTAGAATGTGGAATTCTTTTACAACTGCAATTAGAAAACAGAATGAAAATAATATTCTTCAGGAAGAAGTGAATGAAAAATTTGAAGGTACAATTAAATTATTTAATGATGAAATAATAAAAATACTTAACGAAAGAAAAAAAGACAAGTTAAAAGAACTTGAAAAGAGAACACGAGAAGCGGCACAGAATACTCCAGGTGGTAATGGTAATGGAGGAGAACGTAAATCTGGACCAAGTAGACCAATTCAATTCCCGGTAATTGAATTTGATTCAAATAACCCACCTGGAGAATCACCAATAACATCTGTGCCACCTATAGTAGTTGTGCCTAAACCTTCTCCCGATATTGGAGGTTATAGGGGTGCTTCAAGAAATGGTGGAGGAACTTCACAGGTAAGTGTCATTAATAATACTCAACCAGGAATAACTTTAGCTAATCAATCTCCAGAACCAATTGAGACTGAATCAACAGAAAGATCGCAGACAAGTATCAATATTTCATCAACAGATTCTAGTAATCCATATATTATGAATTCGTATGTGAATTATGGTATTGATGTATAGGTATTAAAAAAATGATAGAAACAAAGCAATTAAAACTTAACGTCAATAATATCAAAAGTACCCTTATTAGAGGAAATAAGAATCTAAAAAAAATTCGTATACAGGAAAAAACTCTTTTACTAAAACAAAAGAAAGAACAACAAAAAATACAAAAAGAAAACTTTGTAGAGGGTAAAAAATCTCAATCAAGTAAAATTGGTAATGCTGCTAAGGCAATTGCAGCACCAGT